ATCTAACTGTGAAAGGGTGCCTGCATTTGCCATGACGAGAGCTTGCTTATTACTTAAATTTGTAAGATCAACCGTTTGAGTTAGTTTAGAATTTTCTAAAGCAATTTGCTGTTCCGCAGTAAAATTACGATTTCCAATATCAGCTACTTTTGCAGCATTTTGTACTCTACTTTGAAATGCTTGATCAAACTCTTGGCCCATAAACTGCGCTCGATATTGCGCCTGTGCCATTGCCGCTTGTTGTCTATTGCTTAAATTCTGAGCTTCAAATTTAGCTACCGTTGCCGCATCTAATTGAGCGATAGGCAAAGCTACTTCCATCGCAGTTTGAACAATGGCCTGTCCAGCCATGCTACTTGCGCCTAATCCTCTTGCTAATAGTGTTTGTTGGGCTGCCCGAATTGCGCCTTTTGCCCATGCAGGAACCTCTCCACTTTCAAACTCTTGAAGTAAAGTAGCTAATTGTCCTTGCACAGTTGCCTCTTCTGTCGGCGTAGCCTGAGCTGCTTGGGCAACAGGGTCTACAAAAGCTGCTGCTTGTGCTGCTTGCCCTGTAGGAGCTGCAATTTGTTCTCCAGTCTGTAAAGTTCTCGCTGTTGGTGCTGCCACTTGTGTTGCTTGAGCAGCTTGCGCTGCTTGAACATTTGCAACTTGCGTCTGAGCCTGTTGAGCCGCCTCAATTGTCTGGGAAGGAGCCTGTGCTTGAGCTGCTTGAGAAGCAATCTGTTGAGCCGCTGGAACAGCAGTAGCAGTAGCAATTTCTGTTGCTGTTCTTGAAGTAGGAGCTGTAGCTTCTGCTGGCGTTACAATAGTTGCCTGTCCAATTGTCGGAGCAGTTGGAAGTTGTCCAGCCGTTTGTGGTATAAGCTGTGCCTGTTCAAATGGAACATAAGTTGCTTGAAACTGACTAGCCGAAGGTAATCTTGGATCAAATAGTCTTTGAGTAGTTTCTTGCCCAATGCCCGGAAAAGTTACCTCATCCGTTGGCTGTGCAGGAGAAGGAGGGAGTCCTATCTCTGGCCTCACCGGATTTTCACTCCCCATAGTCCAATCTGCACTAGGAGGAGTCCATCCTCCTGATGGAGCAGTCCACCTTTCACCTGTTTTTTGATTATAATAAGGAACAAACATCTGTGTTGCTATCCCTTCAGGGCCAGTAAACCCATATGGATTTCTAGAGTCCATATTCATATTCGTGCCACCCTGCTGAAACTGTCGCATTTTATCAGCACCAAACATATCCATATTTTGCTGATCAAAATACTGTTTTGCTCTTGCTGGATTTTCTTCCAAGAACTTTCCAAAGTTATCTAAATTAGCTTCATTGTATCCATACTTTTGTGCTAATGTTTGTAACTGCTTTGGATTATATCCAGTAAAAATATTGTTTGGTAGTGCCATAATAATTCCTTTTTATTTATCTGCAACAGAGGTAATAATTACCAGTCAGTTTTTACCGGCTCTTCCGTTGCCTCTTCTGAAGGTTCAGGGGCCTTTAACTTCTTGTGCATTACTATATTTTGTGCTGTAAGCTCTGCTACTTTATTTAGTGCATCATTTCTTTGCTGCATTATTACAACTAAAACATCTCTAATATCGGCTTCCATAATAATTTCCTTTTATTAAGTTCTCCATGTGCGATGTAATCTTATATAATTTTGCTTATGCGTTAAATGCTTTCGGTGCAATGTCAGGAACTGTAATATCCGCAGGAACAGAACCTGACCAATCGAGAATTTGTGTTGGTAGCCCTCGTTCTACAAACTTAGGCTTTACATAATCTTGCTGAAAATTATTAACCCCCGCTGCTTTCAATGCGGCTTCTAATGCTTCCATGAGTGCATCAATCATTTCATGGTTCTGCCAAATAGCACCCGTTTGGACATACCCTCTAACGGTTTCATTAATAAGGCTTCGATGGTTTTCTCCCTTATTCCACTCTTCATCGGCAACTACCTCAATTAATTTAGCTTGCTCAAGATGCTCTTTTGTATATCGATTTCCATCAAATCTGGATTCTATAATTTGTTTATCTAAGCTAAGTGTATTCCGACCCTTATGATCTTCAGTTTGTTGAAGTTGTAAACTCCGCAACAATGCCGCATCGTCCCATGCATCAAATGCATTATTGGTCGATCCGTCTTGATATATGTCCCCGTCCTCATCAATACCAAAAATAAACGAAAGCCCACCACCTTTGGAGGTTCTTATAGAAAATACATTTCCATTTGCTGTCGCATCAGCGAATCCATCACTACCATCGTGTCCAAAAACATCAAATTGAGTGGCACCATTCCAATTACCACCAGTCTTAGTTGTGGTGAAGGTTGAGGGTCCATAATTAACAAATTGAAGACTTCCTTCGTTGGCTCCAGAGTTTTCTCTGAAGGAACGTACTGCCAAACCACCGGTCGCATCCCCTGCTTTGAAGAAGCGAGCAAACGTGTCGGTTTCACCATGAGTGGTCTTGCCATGTGCTACATCAGATGACTTAAATGTTAGAATATCATCATCTGCTCCAGCTTGGTTAATCGTGATACCTTGCGTCATTTGTCCATTTGCAGAGTCACCCAGAAAAAGGATATTCCCATCAAACAGAAGATTAGCTTCTGCATCAAGCTCTGTAGTAGTAGAGCCAACCGTTACTAACTCGTTTGCTGTTGCATTATTAAGTGCTGTAACTGCTGCTGTCCCACCGGCATACGTTTTAAGTCTAGAAGCAGCAACCTTTCTATTGGTTCCTCCTGCCCCATTATCAATAATAAATAAATCTGCATCTACAATTGCTTCACCAATGTCTGTTCCACCATCAATGTCAAGAGCAGCTAGGCCAACTTTATTTGCCGTAGTAATCGTATCAAGTTTACTATCTGCAATTGCCGCTGACGCATTAATATCGGCATTAACAATCACACCAGAAGCAATTGCTGCCGCACCTGTGTTGGAAAGACTAATATCCCCTGACACAGCTACAGGATTATAATTTGTACCATCGGCTACTAATATATATCCATCTGTATTTGTACCCATGAATAGGTCATCACCAGAGACTGTTAAGTCTCCTGCTACAGTTAAATCACCGCCTGTATCTAAAGTTAATTTTGTAGCAAAAGAACCAGATGTATAACTTTGTAATGTGACATCTCCACCATCAGCAAAATTTAGTTTCCATGTATCTGCATTATCTTCTGCTGCATCAGCACTAAATGTTAAGCCTAAAGCTGCACCAGATAGTGCTTTCACTTCTAAAGTATCATTTCCATTTTCATCATAGCCTACTAGAATATTTTGATCGGAACCAAATTGAATATATTTATCGTCAGCAATATACACATCTCCCCATTCTAAAGAGGCTGTTCCTATATCTGCTCCTCCAGAAGCATCAGGTACGAGAGAAGTTTCTGCCGTAAAGGTATCGGTTCGTATTCCAGATGTGCCATTATCAATAGCCCCAAAGCCAGAAGTTATTGAACCACTATCCAGTGCGCCAGTTGTAACAATGTTACCACCACCAACATTATGACTTGCAAAATACGTTGATACCGTATCCACATTCGTCATACGCATGGTGCCAGCATCGTTGATTAAGATACCGTCGCCACTTGCTACTGATGTAGTACCTCGTGCTGTATCACCATCAATTAAGTTTAATTCAGTAGTTGTTACCTCAGCACCATCTAAAATTTCTAGTTCTGCTTCACTGATACCTGCACTGCCAATTGTAACTGTGCCAGCAAAAGTAACATTCGCACCACTAAACGTCATAGCTGTAGTAGTGCCTGACTTGATGATTAGATCACCACTGGTATTCGTTGCACTACCAAAGGTAGTTCCATCATCTTTGAAGAAAATATCTCCACCACCAGCATCAAGAACAATGTCTGTGCCAGCATCAATATTCGCTAGAGCAGAAGCAGAAATTGTTAAGTCTGTTCCATCTCCTTCTATCTTCTCTCCGTCATCGCCAAAGGTTAGACCAATGTCTGCCGGGATATTGATATCACCGTTAGATCCTACTGTGATTGAAAGATCAGTACCATCGGACTCTAGTTTCTCACCAGTAGCAAACGTCAACCCTACGCCACTCGGAATGTTTACATCCGCTGTAGCAGTTAGATTGATATTGTTACCACTGATTGTTAAGTCAGTACCATCACCTTCGATCTTTTCCCCGTCATTACCGAATGTAACACCAATGTCGGTTGGAATATTAATATCACCACCAGCACCTACAGTTATAGAAAGGTCTGTGCCATCTGATTCAATCTTCTCCGCAGTAGCAAAGGTTACTCCTACACCACTAGGAATGTTCACATCAGCAGTTGCAGTGAGGTTAATATCTGCACCAGATGTTATTGTAATGTCTGTATTATTGCCTTCAATCTTTTCACCAGTACCAAAGGTAATTCCAACATCTGCAGGTATTACAACATCTGCGGTAGCAGTAAGATTAATGTTATTACCAGTAATGGTAAGATCAGTGCCATCACCTTCAATCTTCTCTCCGTCATTGCCGAAGGTGACTCCGATATCCGCTGGGATATTAACGTCACCACCTGACCCAACCGTGATCGACAGGTCTGTACCATCCGACTCAATCTTTTCTGCTGTAGCAAACGTAACCCCCACACCGCTAGGAATATTAACGTCAGCGGTGGCAGTAAGATTGATATTATTACCAGTAATAGTAAGATCGGTCCCATCGCCTTCAATTTTTTCACCATCATTTCCAAATGTTAATCCAATACTAGCAGGAATATTAATATCTGCGCCAGATACTAGATATAAATCTGTACCGTCGCCATAGATATATTCCCCACCTTCATCATATAAATATAGTCGTTTCGAGCTGTCAATAACGACATCATCACTAAACTTAAAGTGATCTTCGTCTTCCATCCATGTTAGAAGACCGTCACTTGTTTCGCCGTCAAAAGTTACGGCAATATCTGTTCCAGAAGTACCATCACCAATTGTAATAGCTGTTCCGAGTAATTTTGTAATAGGACCGCCTTCGGCGGATGTGCCATCGTGAGTATGACCAGTAGATGCAGCAAAAGCAGAAACAAGCTGCGAAAACTCATTATTAAAGTCTGCGGCTTGAATTACTTCGCCATCTACTATTTCTGTGCTACTTTGTCTTGTATAGGTTGAACCCATTATCTACGTCCTCCGGTTGTAAATTCTAATTGATATGAATGTAATGTAAATGGATTATTAGAGCTATCGTGATTTACTTTCACAGCTAACAAAAATCCTGACCCTTCAATCGACCTTCTAAAGATAGGAACTCCACTTGAACCATATACTGCATTAGCATATGTAGAAGAAGAACTACCATAAATTGCTATACCACCGGGAGAAGTGATATCAAATTTTGTGGGCTGTGGTACATTTTTATCATCAGAATCATATCTAATTCTAAGTTCTGCAGCGATTGTTCCTTCAACTTCATAATTTAAAATGACCCGTTGCATTAATTTTCTAAGACCCGTATCTCCAAGGGATAAATCAGGAGAACGATAAACAGCTATAACATTTGTTCCATCAAAAGTGTCACCACTTTCTTGTCGGCGTACATAGCCATCATATCCTCCCTCAATAATGTATTCGGTATTACTGATAAATCCAGAATCCATCGCAGAGGGTTTAAGTCCTTTTAAATCAGCATACTCAAAGCCAATTGCTCCTTGCGGTGTCCTGCGTAGAGTAGCTAATATGCCTCGACTATCTGCTGCATCTGCACCCGTTTTCGGATAAAATAGTCTGTATTGACTTTTATTTCGTACAATAACGGAACTAACATTATCAAACCCAATCTCTTGTATTCTTCGTTGTATGGGCTTCGACACAGTTCCTAACTCAACGTCGCCAATTCTAGCTGTAGCAGCAATCGTTCTCAAACCATCAGGCGATAAGAAGAGCAGGTCACCACCTATTTCCTGTACCGAGAAGCCATCTGCACAACCCAATGTTCGAGTTACTGGATCAACTTTCCAATCTGCTATACTTGAACCTGTTAGGCGATAAATCTTATCTTTACCAAATACAAACAATCCATCACGGAATACTTTTAATTCAATAATATTGGTATCAACTTTAATAGAGCCTGCACCGTTGGCTGCTGAAAAGTCTGTCTCTGCAAACGGAGCAGAGAATACAATCTCTTGTGGATTGGTGGACATTCCTGCAAAGAAAATATGATCTTTAAATACGGCTACAGAAGCAGGATCAGCTGGCGCACCTGTAGCACTTAGAAGTGCATACGTTGAACCATCATACGTCGCTGCTTGATTAACATCATCTACCATCACAACTTTAGGTGTATTCGTAAAATTAAAAGTATCAAACTTATAACGACCAGCAGATGTTCTTGTCGCAATTGAAGAACCCCACCCAGTCCCTGTACTAAATTTCAGGACATTGCCAGCAGCAGCAAGTACTCCGTCATTAAAAATTTTAACACCAAGAATAGTATTAGTGCTATCGACCTGACTACTATCAAACTTAGCAGACCCAGATAACCGTCTATATCCTCCATTAATACTTGGTTCAAAGTTTTGTAAAGCTACAGCAGCTCCCGGTGGAATAGCAAAGTCATCTTTATCTAAGACTAAACCACCACCTAAAGAAACTGTAACTGGAGATATTGTAGATGTATCAGGCATATTTTACTAACTCGCTAATGTAATTTCTTCTTCAATAAAAGCAGATACCATAAGATCATTTGCTGCACCAGCTTGAGCTTTTAATATATCTCCTGCTTCTAACATAATATTTGCATTATCAATTCTATAAAGATTATCAGCAGCAACACTCAATGTGCTTAATAGCGAATAAGTGGCACTAGCTGATGTGTCCGTCCAAGAAAGAGTAATGTCAGCAGCATTACTGCCATCAACATTTGTAATAAAAATCTCTCGGATTCGTGCTGTAAAATTAGCTGGACAAGTATAAACTACAGTCAAGCTTGTACCTGTTAATGATACTCCAGCGTTTTTTAATCTTACAGCCATTTAAACTACCTCTACGGATTACTAGCTTCTAATGTCTTTTCTACGTCCTCAATTGTCGCACCAAGAGCAGCATCATACGCTGTTAAAATTGCGTACATCTTTGAGTTTTGTGTGGTATGTATCATTGAATAAACATTGTCTTCAATACTTTGTGTTAAGATATTAACAACCTGTTGGTGCCAAAGATTAAAGTTTCGGATAAATTCTTCTGGAATACCAGCTCGTCGTGCGTCTGCTATATAATTAGACACAGTCTCATTTAAATTTTTAGTCACTACTGAATTTAACTGAGCATCTGTCATCATATTAAAATCATTGTTTTCTACAAGGTCTTCTAATGCTTCTTGAAATGCTACAAATTTAATTGTTAAAAATTCTCTAGCATTGTCTGAAACTTGTAGCCCCGGAATAATCAAATCAACCCAAGTATCGGCATGAGTAAATAAGGAATGATTTAAAAGAACAGAAGTATCAATAATACCTGCTTCCATTTTTCTTTGTTCCATCCACCCTTGAGTTAAGATTACTCCCATAGGTGAT